GTTCATCAAGGATTTTATCGATCTCTTCTTCAGCAAGGATATGAGAATTTTCACCTATCTCACGTTGAATATAATTGAACCGTTCATTTTTTGATGATGCTATAAAAAACTCCATAGAACATCTAGCTATGTTTAAATCTAAATCATTTAAATTTGGGATAAGATCACCTAACGTTCCCCATAGTAACTTCCTTGAGCTAATTGGTAGGTATATATTCTTTAGTAGATCATCTTTTTCACAGAAAGGTTTAAAACTCCTTTCGCCATCAACTTCGAAAAGAACAATACTATCCCCAAGTGGAATATCGAAGTCAGTATTTATCACTTTGAATGTTAATGAATTATATTTTTGAACTTTGACGATAGGATGTATTGATTCTCGCAAAGCTTTCAAATGACCAGACTTCATTGCTTCCGGCAACTTTGTGCTTATCAATACGGCAAGTAATGGCCTGATCTTTTCAACAAGATTTTTGACAACAGGCGGTAGCCACTGTTCCGAATTGGCGAGCATAAATTTCTTAATACCGTCCCTCCCTTCTAGAGGTATGTTCATTTCAGCTAATTGACCATCCAATAATTCATTAAATTTAATTGGGTCAGAGAGTACCTTTTCTTTAAAGTATTTTGTGACAACATCGTCTCTAAGGAATTTATCTTTAACTTCGCCCATAAGATATGTAGCGGAATTTTGAAATGAAACTCTTATACTTCTTGTTCTCGACTCCAAGTGAGATATTAATTTAGGAGCATCATTTAAATAAATATCATCAATATTATCGGACCTAAATATCGTTATTAACTTCGCGAACTCATCCTCAGCATCAGTGATTACATTATCAATACTATGATCTTCACCCTCGGAATAAAAGAAGCCTTCAGTGGCAACATTCTTAATATTTGCCGGGAGAACTCGACCATCTTTTAAGTACTGGTAGGTGTAATTTTTTTTATTATCCTTAGAAAGAAATCCTTTCTGATAAAATTGAGGTATGAAATGTTGACGTTTCCCAGACATATGAGCCCCTTAGTATTATTTATTTAAAAAAGTCACCCATTCTTTAATAGAGAGCGATTCCCCTGTATTTCTTAGAATCAAACCATTCTGTATTCTATCAACCCTGAAGGTCCTCATAGCTCCCGCCCTATGGCAGTAGGCCTTTATATACACCCCATCGAAAGATCTAACATCTACTTCGCGATACGAATTTTCACCTCTACTATCTTCATAATCGAATGCTACGTATCTGCAGTCATTACTAATGCTAAATCCAGCAGGATTTTTTTTCCCTATTTTTCTATCATTGCTGATGTTTATTTTTTTTCTATCGTCTACATACTTATTTTTAAAACTAACGGTTTCTTTTATAGCTTTATCGAATTGTCTATTTTCAATCGACTTAGTGCTTTTAATATTTTCTTTAATTCGAGTTTCGTAATCAATTTTTTTTAAAGCTGGGACTGATTCATTTTTATCTATAGTTAAAGACTTACGCGATGTATATAATCTACGCGCCATGTAAAAAGAGATGCAAACCAATATAAATAAAGCAATAAGCGAATCCCCGGAACCCACTACACCAATGCACAAGAATGATAGAGTGCTTATTATTACAATCTCTATAAATTTAAGTAAAAAATTCCCAAAACATTTATAAAACACATATATTGAAACCAGTGGAACCAGTAAGAAAAACATTTGAAATAAGTCTTTCATTTTACATGTTCGCTATTTTTTTGATTATTTTACCTACACAAACAACATCATCAACAGAGCACTCAAAGCTTGCGGATAGATCAGAGACCTTAACTCTATTGCCGGGGATGCGCGCAATGGAATAAATATCATGTACACCATCTATGTTTAAAAGCCACATTCCATTTCCCAGCATATTACTATCAAAATCAACTAACCATGCTGACGAGTCTTTCTCAACATATCCAATATTTTTGTCCGAAGATGAGACAAAAGTTGGATCACAAATCCACGAACCGTCTTTATTTAATGCTCCCGAAGATATAGACCAGCGGTTAAGAGTTAAGAATGTCGTTTCGTATGAAACTGAATCAGGGTTTCCTGGGCTCCCCTGACCCGTTGATAACCAAAGTAATGAAACGCCAGTATCTAAAGCACAAGTAACCACTGCATCACCAGGGAAGTATTCACGTCGAACCCAAGTACTGATCGTTGCCGTGGAAATGTCCAGAAAATCGCCGAGTTCTTTCTGTGTGCGGAACCCATATGCATCCAACATTCTGCGGAGAACCGGCTTCCCGCCAGATGCTTGAATCTGTTCATAAAGTGCCTTTCCTGAAACCAATGATTTTCCAACTTCAAAATTCGAATTTGCAAACCTTCCAGTAATTAACCATTCAACATCGGCCCCAGTATCAAGAGCGCATTGCACAATAACATTCCCAGGGACCTGCCCGCGTTGCAGCCAACTCCCAACGTTGCTTTTTGCAATACCAAGCTTGTCGCTAAGCTCTTTTTGCATCTTAAAGCCATATGACGACAGGATTCTTTCAAGAACCTCACTCGCGATAGCACCTTCAAGACTCTTATTCTTTACCATGGGTAATCACTTTTCTGTTTACAGTAATAAAAAAGCGATCTACAGTATTATCACACCACATGTAACACCGTAGAACACAAACCACTAACCGGAGATATTGCTTTATGTCTCATGATATTGCAAACCCCCAGGCCGTACCCGTCGCGCCTTTTTCACCTGCGCAGATTGCAAACATGTTTCTGCCTGGTCTGAGCGGCGCCATTCTGGAAGCAGTGCAGCGCGCAGTTGCTATGCACACCTCCCCGACCATGTCCAAAGAAGACTTCATTGCTGTTAACGGTATCAGCGCATCCGTGCTGGAGAAATGGATCGCCAACGGCGTTGTGCTGCTGGCGCCAACCCCTACAACTACCGTGAAGCAAAACCGAAAGAACCGGAAGACCGGCGAGATCGAAGAGGTCACGATGACCAAGCACGGTAACGCCCTGATCAACCTCGAAGCGTGGCGCGAGAAAAACCGCCAGGTTGCGATCAAATGCTGCTACATCCGCGGTTAATTCGATTATTCGAATTTTGAAGGGTTAAACCATGTTTGATTATCAAGTCTCTAAACAGGCGCACTACGAAGAAGCTTGTCGCCGATTCGCGACAAAGCACAACATCAAGCAGTTGAGTGCTGATGCTGGCATGTCGGCGCAGGTACTGCGCAATAAGCTGAATCCTGACCAGCCTCACCGCCTGACGGTTGAGGAATTGCTGACGCTGACCGACCTAACCGAAGATCCAACGCTGGTTGATGGGATGCTGGCGCAGTTGCACTGCCAGCCCTGCGTGCCGATCAATGAACTCTCCAGCGGCAAGGTCGCAGCGTATGTGCTGAATGCCACCTCAGAAATCGGCAAGGTCGCTGCCGAGGCAGTTGCAGATGGCGCCATGACCGCCGCGCGCCGAGGTGCGATACGCGAAAGCGTCAATGCCGGCATTCGTTACATGACGCTGGCAGGCCTCGCCATTCAGTCCCGCATCCATGCCAACCCGACAATGGCTTCTACCGTTGATGCCATCACCGCCATTGGCGCTTCACTGGGCATGAGCTGAGGTGAACATGATGCCAATTTCTATTGCTCCCCTGCTCAAGCAGCAAAGTCAATTCCGCCACTTCGGCCACGGTTGGTTAGAACTTAAGAACGGTCAACGCTGGCACCCAGTGCAGTACCGACTACAGATAAAACAAGAGGAAAAGGTCGCGAGCCGTAAATCAGAGGTATTTGCATTTTTTAGGATCCAAGCGTTGAAATGCCTTGCCACAAGATACTTAAGCCTGCGGTTAGTGCTTTGGAAGTGACTTGCCCAATGACGTCTTTAGTGCCTTCAGTCACTGCTCCTTTACTCGCCGCCAAAAGAGTGTCACCGAAGGATTCCGTCAATGAATCAGGCATCAGTTTCAGTAACTCCAGGCCTTTTGCTGTAAGTACAGCATCGCTAAACGAAGCATATGGATGACCTTTAGCAGAAATATATCCGGCTTCGATAAGCCATTTTATTGTTGCAAATGCGATTTCACATTCTTTGCTTGGCACTGTGACACCGTTTTCCAGCGTCACATCAATGGAGGCATCATCAATAAGGTTTTTTACAAGAATGGTCTTTTCAAGTGGGAAATTCTCATAGAGAAAAGCCAATGTTTTACCCGTTATTTCATTAAAAAAATCAATATTGGAGCTTTTGGACATGACCACACCTACTCTTGCTGAAAAAAAAGATGAATACGACGCTTTGTATAGGTTATTCCGCATGACCGTTGAGATGCAACTTGGGTTGTGCATGGACAGTGTAAGAGCGAAGGTCCAGTGGCGCAAAATTCTGGCCAATGCTGATACATCTGTGTTGGCAGATGTACTGGCTGAGTGTCTTTATGAAGCTGGTCACAAAGCAATCACGAGTAAATCATGATATGGCTTTTACTGAAACTGCGCGCGCTGTGCCGCTGACGCCGGGCCAGCGGGCCGACGGTTTACAGCACATCGCCGAATTGCGCCGGGATGTTTTCAAGTGCGACAGCACCGCTGAAATAAATCGATTTTTGGCAGACGTGCGCGACGAAAGCGATCCACGAAACAAGGACAACATCCGGGCTCTGAGCGCCATTTTCTTTTTGGCCGGTATCAAGAAAGAGCGCCACGGGCTGGATTTCAATGAACTGACGAGTGAGGAGAAAAAAGCATTGGTCGATGCAATGAATAAATTCCGCGCAGTCGTGAGTTTATTCCCGAAGCATTTAAGCATGCCGAGAGAAATAACTTTTTAACCTGACCAGAAATTAATTGGCGTAAACCCGCCGGGCTTTTTATTACCTGAAGAAAGGAAAACCACCATGAGAAATATGCAAAAACTGCCTATCACCATCGGGATCGATCCAGCCGCCGGCAACGATGTTTCCGTTGTGCATCAGACCGCCTACCAGTTGGAAGAAATGCTGAAGCGCGCCCGCATGGATGAACGTAAGAACCAGGCCGCTGTGATGTCCACCAAGCTGGAAAATCTGGCCAACTCCATCATCGCCAAGGATTTGAGCCTGCGCGATGCCGTGGAGCTGCTGCGCCACGAAGCCGAATTCATCCAAAACCAGGCGATGGAGCTGCACTAATGGCCGACGCAATGGACATCGAACAGGAACGCCAGCAGCTGATCCTGGACGCTCAAATCGAACAGGCGCGCCGGAAACCGGCCGCCCCTTCCGCCTTTCTCTGTGAAGAGTGCGACGCGCAGATCCCAGAGGCGCGCCGCCTTGCCGTTCCTGGTACAGCCCGCTGCGCCAGTTGCCAGGAACTTCACGAAACAAAATCACGCCACTACCGGGGGTAGTTATGCTGAATTCCGCGTTGAAATGGGTAGGCGGCAAGCGCCGCATTATGGACACCCTGCGCCAACATCTACCAACCGCACCAGGCCGCCGCCTGGTGGAGCCGTTTGTGGGTTCCGCTACCGTTTTCCTGAACACCGACTTCGATTCCTATCTGCTGGCCGACATCAATGGCGACCTGATCAACTTCCACAACGTGGCCAAAGAGTACCCTGAAGAATTGATCGCGCTTGGCCAGTTGATGTTTGCCAATCACAAGGGCCAGGAAGGATATTTAGCGGTCCGTGCCAGCTTCAACCTCCGCATCGAAGTTAGCAATATCATGCGCGCGGCGAAGTTCCTCTACTTGAACCGCCACGGCTACAACGGCATGTGCCGTTACAACCGCCGCGGGGAATTCAATATTCCATTCGGCAAGGTGGATGCACCTTACTTCCCAGAGAAAGAGATCCGCGCCTTCGCCGAGAAAGCGAATAACGCCGTTGTCCTGTGCTGCGATTTCACCGAAAGCATTGAAATGGCAGCGCCCGGCGATGTCATTTACTGCGATCCGCCATACATGCCGAAGACGAAGACCACCGGCTTTACCGATTACCACACTGAAGGCTTTGGCGAGCTGCATCAGTACAACCTGATGTACTCGCTGCGTGCCGCCGCCGCGCGCGGTTGTCACGTTGTGGCCTCAAACAGCGATGTCGCCGAAGCGCTGCAGTGTTATGGCGAGTTTGAGATCCACCACATCACCGCCCCGCGTTCTGTGAGCTGCAAAGGTGATGGGAGTGGGCGTGTTGGCGAAATCATCGCAACGATGGGAGGGATTACGGCGTGAACAATGTAACAACAATCAAGCCTAGTAGCGTTTTTACATTCAGTTGTAATGGCCGTGAATACGTTATTTCACATAAAGACGTCGCTTACTTCCACCCCTCAACAACTAATGAGGGCCAGCATTTCGTGATGATGCAAAACGGTAAGCAGTACCGAGCTGAAAACCTCGTAGAGATTACGAAGATGATCGGCCCGGGTGAAACAATCAGTGTGAGGAAGAAGCTTTGATCAAATTAAGAGTTTGCGAAGTTTCAAATGCGCTATCAAACACCTTCTTAGCAGATTGGTGGACCACTGCCCGCTCATCACTTTCAGGCTCAGTAAAACGAGCAATTTCGGTTCGCACAATATCTGTTATTACTGCTAATGAGGATGGGGATTTTGACGTAAATTCTTTCAATAACGCAGTAATCATTGCACCTTGCGCAGCAACGACTAACTCCAAAGTTTTCAGCTTTGCATCTACCTCTTCAACGCTCAGCTTTTCTACGTCATTAAGCATTTTATTCATTCCTTTTGCATGCTTGTGTAACGGCATGATTATGGATAATTTTACAGCGTTGATAAAGTATCAGGCCACCGCGCATGGCTAAAAATTCTAGTGGCCGCCAAGCCCCTACTCCGCCGCAGCCCTATCCAGGCAGCGGCGAGCCTGCTTTTGAATGGGCGTATTCATGGAACGCACCGCGAAAAGGCGTAGGCTCACCATTCGTCAGTGCGGAAGAACAGAAAAAGCGGGATCGCATTAATGCCGATCTCGCCGCCGCCTTTGAACACCTGAACAGCCAACCTGGCCTGGTAAAGCGCCAGGTTAACTCCCACTTCTTCAAACTTGAGCAATCTCAGGGGATCCAGCGAGCCCATGCGTACTTGACGCTGAATTTTGTTAAGC